TCATTCTCTGGACTTGCGTTGAAGCTCAAAAGCTTATTAACAATGTTCGCACCTCAAAAGTGCCGAATGAGGTAAAAGCAGAGCTCATTCAAATTCATAAAGAACACGCACCAAAGACCTGTAAATTTACCATAGACGCAAAAGCCGACTGAAGGAACGCTCTTTAACCTCAAAATCTAAGGAGAAACCTAATGTCAAAAGTCGTATACCGTGGCGTTGAATACGATACCGAAAAGCGTATCGCCTACCAACAGCAAATGCAGCAACAACCTCAACAATACAATGAGACCTATCGTGGGGTCAAATTTGTAAAAGAGGGGACCAAGGGATGACAGCAACCTATCGTGGTGTGAAGTATAATACTCACACTCCGAAACTAGAATATCGTAAGTGGTATTCACAAACACATGCTCCATCGCATCCATCAAACACATATCGTGGTGTTGCTTATCGTCCTTGTAACAACTGGAACTGGGAGGAAAAGAAATGAAAAAACTTAACTTCCTACAATTGATTAAGGATCAAAAGCAAAAAGAGGAGCGTCGTTATCAAGCACAACTAGCACAACTAGTGGGAGCAAAACAATGATGCAAACTGTAGTATCTTTAACTGCTGCAGCAGCTCTAGGAACAATCTTACTTTCAACCTATATTCAATGGTTGTATAAGTATTAATCAAACGGAGGGTTTACACCCTCCTTTTTTTGTAGTAAAATAGTGAGAGACTTTGTATAATCATGGACAAAGAAAGACTTAAATTAATTGTAAGAAATCTGGAGTTACTAGTAGATTCACTTAAATCAGAAATTTATTCTGATCCAGACTCTTATAAACAAATAAAGAAAAACGAAAATCACATCTCTGATTATGACGAGGTGTTTGATGATGATGGATACCCAGATTGAGGAATTAAATGTCTGTAAAACTTATCTCTATTACTCCAGATGCAGAACAAACAATGGCATATATTGCTAGAGTTTCTAATCCAGCAAATCAGGATTCTGAAAACTATGCAGGTCTGTTACGTTATTGTATTAAGCACAATCATTGGTCTGTTTTTGAGCAGTCTACTATGACTCTTGAAATTGAAACGACTCGTGGTATCGCAGCTCAAATCCTGCGCCATAGGTCATTTACATTCCAAGAGTTTTCTCAACGATATGCGGACTCATCTTTGTTAGGTGATATTCCGATTCCAGAACTTCGCCGTCAGGATACAAAGAATCGTCAGAACTCTATTGATGATCTTGAAGAGGAACAGGTATTCGTTATGAGTAAGATGATTCAAGACCTCTTCAGAGACGCCCAGGATGTCTACAGTTACCTTCTATCACAAGGGGTGGCAAAGGAGTGTGCGAGGTTTGTACTCCCTCTGGCGACCCCCACACGCATCTATATGACGGGTTCCTGTCGTTCATGGATACATTATATCAATTTGCGATCTGCACATGGAACACAAAAGGAACATATGTTAATCGCAGAAGAATGTAAAGAAGTTTTTAAACAACAATTCCCATCCGTTTCAGAAGCTCTGGAATGGTAATATATACCAATGCCGCCTAAGGAGGTAACATGTACTACCAAACTAACGCAGTATCAAAAGATCAGGCTTGGACTACATGCACAATTGTCGATACAACAGAAGATAATTATATTGTAGAATATAATGAAGATGGAAAGTTTCTTACAAAAGAAATCAAACCAGAGGAACTTCAAAAACTAGATTACTCTGAATTAGATATTAGTCAATAATATGTCAGTTTCAATAATATCCGCATGTAAAAATAGAGGTAAAGCTCTATCAGTGGCCATATCTTCATGGATTCAATTTGATGAAGTAGATGAAATTATAGTAACAGATTGGAATTCTGATGATCCAATTGATCATTTGACTAAATTAGATTCAAGAATCAAGGTGATTAGTGTTCCAAACGAACCATACTTTAATCAACCTCAACCATTAAATTTGGCTGCATCTTTAACAAGAAATGAATATATTTTGAAATTGGATTCGGATACTATCATGAATCCATATTTCAATTTCTTTGATTATCATAAGATTGATGATAAGTCGTTTTTAACAGGTACGGATGAAGATTGGAATTTGAATGGAGAAAAAGATCCGTCAAAAACGGCAAAACAACAAAAACACCTGTTCTTCAAAGCTTTGTGGGGAACTTTGTACATCACAAGAGAAAACTACCTTAAGATCGGTGGTTATAATGAAAACATGTCTAAGTATGCTGCTTGGGAAGATACTGAAATTTATGAAAGGATATTGATTTTAGGTTTAACTCATGTTGGGATTAAGTTTGAATTAAACACTTTATTTTCTTTACCACATTTAGCCAAAAAGAGAGTTGAAAACTTTCAAGCCTACACTGAACATCCAAACATAGAACAAACCATCAGAGACCATATTAAAAAATACCATGATATCGAAGACGATAATGTAATACACAAGTTGCTCTTAGAAAAGCATAATAGAACCAATCATAAAAAATATAAACTAACGGAAGAAAGTAGTTATTACATGGAACCTGTGATAGAATGGAATATAGAACAACTATCATCTCAACATTATATTGCTCAAAAAACACTCAATAAATAAATTATACTGAACTTTATTACTTAAATGGCGACTTACCCTGTGATTAATAAAACCACTGGTGAACAGAAAGAAGTGGAAATGAGTATTCACGACTGGGATCAGTGGAAAACAGATAATCCAGAATGGGACAGAGATTGGAGTGACCCATCAACCTGTCCTGGTTCTGGTGAAGTAGGCGAGTGGAAAGATAAACTCATTTCCAGAAATCCAGGCTGGAATGATGTTCTCACAAAGGCCGGAAAAGCGCCTGGTTCTCGTGTGAAAAAAATCTAAATGGCAAGACAAAGAAAAACATCTAACGGCAACATTGGGATTGGCATGAGTGCAAAACAATTGCGTCGTAAAAAACCAATCAACTCTGATTTGATGGTGGATATTTCTCCACTGACGGATAATCAAAAAATCTTTTTTGATGAATATAAAAAAGGTAAAAATATTTTTGCCTATGGTGCCGCAGGTACAGGTAAAACTTTTGTGGGGTTATACCTTGCACTTAAAGATGTTTTAGATGAAAGAACTCCTTATGAAAAGGTTTACATTGTAAGGTCTCTAGTCTCTACGAGAGAGATTGGTTTTCTTCCTGGAGACCATGAGGATAAGTCTTCACTCTATCAGATTCCATATAAGAACATGTGTAAGTACATGTTTGAACTGCCTTCTGATGCAGACTTTGATATGCTCTATGGTAATCTAAAAGCTCAGGAAACAATTTCATTCTGGTCTACTTCTTTTATTCGTGGTACTACTCTAGATAATGCAATTGTTCTTGTAGACGAAATGCAAAACTTGAACTTTCATGAATTAGATAGTATAATTACTCGTATTGGTGAAAATAGTAAGATCATATTTTGTGGCGATGCTACTCAGACTGATCTTGTTAAAACCCATGAAAAAAATGGGATCCTAGATTTTATGAAAATTATTCGTGCAATGGAATATGATTTTTCCAGTGTAGAATTTGGAGTTGATGATATTGTTCGTTCTGGACTTGTCAAAAACTATATTGTTACAAAGATAGCTTTGGGTATGTAATGTTCGTACATTTAGATTATTTAAAAGAGGAGCTTGATCTACAAGCTGAAAATATTGAGGGCACACGATTTTATCGTACTCCTTCTGGTAAGTTGTATCCCTCTATTACCTCTATTACCAGTTTTTATGGTAGACAAAAGTTTGTTGAATGGCGTAAAAAAGTTGGCGAGGAAGAAGCCAATAAGATTACCAGAATCGCAACAGATCGTGGAACTAAGTTTCATGATATTGTAGAAAAGTATTTGTTGAATGAAGACATTGACAAATATGATCCTCTTCCTGTTACAAAGTTCCTCTTTCTTGCGGCCAAACCCTATCTAGATCGTATAAATAACATACATGCTTTAGAAAAGTCACTTTATAGTGACTACTTGGGACTTGCGGGCAGAGTAGATTGCATCGCTGAGTACGAAGGAGAGCTCGCAGTTATTGACTTTAAAACTTCAAAGAAAATAAAACCTGAAGAATGGATTGAAAACTATTTTGTCCAGGAAACAGCATATGCTTGCATGTATTATGAAATGACTGGAATACCAGTCCAAAAACTGATTACTATTATGGTTGCTGACAACGGAGAATGTTTTGTCTATGAAAAAAGAAACAAAGGTCACTATATTAAACTTCTTACCAAATACATCCGAGAGTTCGTCGCTCATCATACAGAAACCTATGCAGAATAATACTGAAGATGTAAATTCACTTATCAAAGAGAAATTTCTCTGTCAGTCTAAGTTTGCTCAAGATATTGAACATCTTGTGATGAATTCAAAAATCAATTACATTGAAGCCATCGTCACTTATTGTGAAGAGAATGGTATTGAATTTGAATCAGTATCTAAACTAATTTCAAAACCATTGAAAGAAAAATTAAAGAATGAGGCAACTCAACTTAACTTTTTAAAGAAAACAACTCGTGCTAAATTAGTATTCTGATGACGCCAATAGAGGTATATAAAACATACCTGGCATTCAAGAATCATTTCACTAAAGAAAACTACGACTACTTTCAATATTGCGGAAAGTCAAGAGCTTCAAAGGAATCATTTAATAAACGAAAAGATCGTTACTTCTTTGAACGCATGTCTCGTCAAAAGTCTGATGACGAGATCCGCCATTATTTTTTAGCTAATTTTGTAGAATGTGATGATCCTGCGAAACTCTGGATCGGTGAAATCATTGAGTCAGGTGAACAAAATTATTCCAACTGGTTAAAAAGATCACAAAGTCTCTACTATCTCTTCAAGACAGAGGCTGAAGTTTTCATTCGCAAAGATAACTTCAATGAGTTATTTGAGATTACTGGATCATCTCATCCAGAAATTCTCAGGAAGTATTTGCAGAATTCTATATCTATAGAAACCTTAGTAATTGTAGATATAATCTTGAATTTCTCTAAAAAATTTGATAAAAAACTCTTAGATCCAGTGTGGGAATCCGTCAGCTTACGCATTAAAAAATACAAATCATTCCTAAATATTGATAAGGAAAAGTATACACAAACCCTAAAGGAGATCGTATTGTGAGTGGATTTTTTCAATCCGAAATGGTAAGGGAATCCATCAAAGAGATGGAAGAACTTCAACAACAAATTATTCAAGAAACTTTTAGAGCTCCAATCATGGATCGGGGCGAAAGAAAGGAACATGTGGAACTCATGAGAACTTTTCTGGAGAAACAGAAGAACTTATACTTCCGTCTCTCACTTTCTGATGATCCCGAAGCATTAGAAATGAAAGAAAGAATTCAAGAAGCCGCAGAGTTTCTTGGTTTTAAGGGAAATAATATTAATGATTTATTTTCAGAAATGGAAGAAACATTAACAAGACTGGATAAAATTGTAGATATGTAAGATGTCATACCACTACAAAATCACCTCTTCATACTGTTACCACAATGGTGAAATTGTAGACATGTATTTCATCAACGGAATTCCTTTCACATTTGATGATATTCCATTAATCATGCAACAAGATCCATACATACAAGTTGAAGCTCAAAATAATTATGAATATACAGTAGAAGATATGTATCGTTGGTCAAATTATTTAATTGATGAGATGTGTCACCCACTTCTTTTTGAAGTTGAGATTGAAAACCCAGAAGAAATGCCTAAAGACTAATGAAAACTTTCAATCAATTCTGTTCAGAAGCTTATCAAGTTCAAGAATTATTTGGTCTTTTTGGTCAAAAACCAAAACCAAAACCAAATACACAAGTTCTTGCGTATAAAAATTATAAACCAGGAGTATTAGATAAAACAACTGGTAAATTTACTCAAAGAGATCATACTCCCAAAGAACAGAAAAGATATGGATGGAAACCAGTAAGTGTAAGTTCTTATAGTAAAGCAGATACACCTGGATCATTGACTGCAAGTGGACATAAATTTGATGACAAACAAAAGTTAGTTGCAGTCCCTTATGCGTCTCAAAAAAGTTCTAAACCATCTACACCATTTGGAACTAAGCTTGATATGACTAGAGCACCAGGAGTTACTCCAGTCGCTAAAACATCGGTTCAAGACACTGGAAACTTTGGACCTGCGGGAGATTATAATAAAAATACAAGTTATGACCTCTCTCTTTCAACTGCAAGGGATGTTTCTGGAAACTCAAATATTACCTCTAAGGAATTCGGTAAACAAAAAGTTTATGTCCGCACCACACCAGAAACCACTGCCGCAAAAGCCACCAATAAAAAATAATCTAGGGCTTGACATCCCTTCTGCCATCAGGTAAGATAAAGTAGTCCCAAAGGCCAAATACAACTAATACGGAGAATACAAATGTCTTTTGCTGATCTTAAGAAACAGTCTCGTGCTGGTTCACTGACTGAAAAACTGATCAAACAAGTAGAAAAACTGAATAGTGGAGAAAGTGGTGGTGATGATCGTTTCTGGAAACCCGAAGTAGACAAAGCCGGAAATGGTTATGCAGTTCTGCGATTTCTCCCCGCACCTGAGGGATGTGAACTTCCTTGGGCTCAAGTCTGGAGTCATGCATTCCAGGGCCCTGGTGGTTGGTATATTGAAAATAGTCTGACGACTATGGGACAAAAAGATCCTGTGTCAGAACACAATCGTGTCCTGTGGAACTCTGGATCTGATCGTGATAAAGAGGTTGCTCGGAAACAAAAACGCAAACTCTCTTACTACGCAAATGTTTATGTGGTGAGCGATCCCACCCACCCCGAAAATGAAGGTCGTGTGTTCCTTTATAAGTTCGGTAAGAAAATCTATGACAAGATCATGGAAGCAATGCAACCGCAGTTTGCGGATGAGGAAGCCATTAATCCTTTTGACTTCTGGACTGGTGCTAACTTCAAACTGAAGATTCGTAAGGTTGAAGGTTATTGGAACTACGACAAGTCGGAGTTTGATAAACCTTCCGCACTTCTAGACGATGATGCCAAACTGGAAAAGATCTACAAGAATCTCAACGATTTGAATGAGTTCAGTGCTGCATCCAACTTCAAGTCTTATGAAGATCTGAAGAAGCGTCTGGAGTATGTTCTGGGAACTCGTGGTGTACCCAAGAATCAAGATCCTGAACTGGTTGCAGAAGAGGAAGAGTGGGAAGCTGAGCGTCGTGGTGAATCCACACCGAAGCGTTCAACTCCTTCCTTTGAGATCTCTCGTCCTGTTGCACAGGAAGAGGATGATGAAGATGCTGATGATGCTCTGAGTTACTTCCAGAAACTCGCTGAGTCCTGATAGTTCAAAGGAGGGGTAAATCCCCTCCTTTTTTATATACCCATTATTTTTTCATTATAAGTTTTTTTCAATTTATCAGTGATATAATTTGGACCATCCTCATTGTAAGACATCATATTTCTAAGATCTGTTATTATTACAGATATGTATGCGGGTTTTATAATAAAAAGTTTACGTTTATTTTCGTTTAAGGTATTTTCATATTCATAATTTGTAATTGGTCTCGATAAAACTGATCCAGGAATTTTTATAACGGAAGCTAATATTGGATCAAAGTATTGGAATTCTTCTGTAACTTTTTCTTGCCATTCTGATCCATTCCATCTCCATGTTCTTGAATCTTGCGAATAAGTTGAGTTAATTCCTACATTTAATAACTCATTTGGTGGAGTTAATGTAATGGTTGGGGTAGTAACATAATTTAATCCGCCATCAAATATTTTAAAGCTAGAAATTCCCGTAGTAGTTTGTGAAATTGAGGCCCCGATTACAGCTTGTCTATATTCAGGAGCTGATTGAATTCCTACCGTAGGAGTAACAGTATATCCAAAACCAGGGTTTGTAATTGTTATTGAAGTTACCACTCCAACAGGATTTTCGAGAACATTAATTATTCCATTCATTGCTGCGTGGAATTGACAATTATAATAGTAGGTTCCTGGAGTTACTCCGTTCGTATTCCAACTAAGAATTCCAGATTGTGCTCCATTGGTTCCTGTTATTGTGCCTGTGGTAACGGAATTAAGAGTACCAGTAGAATTGATTTTTTTAATCCAGAATGGATGGTCAACTACAGAAACTAAATTAAATGATAAAGTATCTCCTGCATTTACTGTGAGAGTTGGATTATTTCCTATAGCATCACCGGTAAAGAAGTAACTCCCCGTTCCGTTATTTGATACTCCATATGATCTGGTCGTTACAGCTTTTTGTAAACCAAGAATTGCAGTTGCTTGAGCTGTGACTGCAGGATATGGAGAAGATATAGTTACGCTTGGAGCTACAGTATAAGCTGAACCTGGTTGGGTGATGGTGATGCTTGTTACTTTTCCATTTGTAATCCCAGTTATTCCTTTTGCATTAGAAGTGTTATTATATTCAAAAACTCTATCCGATGATCCTCCAGCAACAACAAATTTATCTCTATTTGGTTGTACAAAAATATCGGCCGGAGATATCAACCTATCTCCAACAAAGAATGTATAAGTTAGAACAGCGGTTGATATATCCCAAGTGTCTAAATTGAATTCGTATATGCTAGAACTGCCTTCACTCGCAACAAATAATTTTGTTCCCTCATCATTGAAAGAGAATCCTAAGATATTGTTATCTCCAGTTGGAGATGCAATATTAAAAGTACGAACTGCAGATCCACTTCTTGTGAGAAGATTCCATGGAGTAGAAAGAGTAAATTCTTTGATTGTATCTGGAGTTGAAAAATCTAAAATAAACACTGAGGTGCCATCAGATTTAAGTCTGATTCCACCAGGCGATGCTATGGTAATTTGATTTATCTTTGAAGCACTACTGATTGACCATGCAGTTGATAATTGGTAGGTAACAATTTTATAATCAAATCCAATCCCTCCTGTAACATACATTAGAGTCCCGTCTGGTTTAAATTCAACACCAGTAGTATAAGCAAAATCAGCACTAACATCTAATTGAAAATCTAATGAAATAGTAGATATATTCCAACCTTCACTTAAATTGTATTGTCTGATCTGGTTTGATCCAGTGAAACTTGCTGAATATAATCTAGTTCCATCCGATCTAAAATAAAATCCTTCTACATCATTTCCAACCGTTATTAAGGATTGATTATTATAAACACCAAAAACAATCCTAGGTGAATACGAAAATGTTACTGAGGGTGCAGTCAATCCATAACCAATACCCCCAACTAAATTAGTTATAGTCGTGACTTTATCAATATTGAGTCCTGTGCCTAATTCGCAAGTGGCTGTAGATTGAACAGATTGAATTGGTGGAGAAAATGTTATATCTGGAACTGTGTTATATCCCCTACCACCATTAAAAGTTGTAATTCCTGTCACATTAAAATTAGAAGTTGTACATATTGCAGAAGCATTTAATGTAATTGCAGGTGGAGAGACATTAACAGTTGGAACAAGACTGTATCCTAGTCCTGGATTTATAATATTTACTGAAGCAATAGTATATCCGGCTCCAATAATTGGAGATAATGTTGGTGTAATTCCAGGAATGTAAATAGGCGGAAAAGTTATTCCTGGTGGAACTGTAGTTCCGATACCGACATATTTTGGAGAATTATAAAATGCTTGATCAACTTTTAATCCTCCAACAAAAATCTCTCTTCCAAATGAATCATTATAGGATAATGTTTCGTAGTGATGAACATCATCAAAAGCATCTTCAGATCCATATTTATCCAAAAGATATTTGTTGAAAGAATCTAAATTTAATGGCCATTGATCTTGTACATTAGTTATATTATTACACATCAATATAACCCAGTCTAATTCTGGGTCTCCATATATTTTCTCTGCGATTTGATCTGGTCGTTCATTATCAATAACGAGATAGTATTCAAACGCAGATACTACAGATCCAATATCTTCTCTCAGTTTAG